GCGATTACCACGAATAGCAACATTGGTGTAGAACTTCATGTAGGTAAGTATACCTCAGCCCATGACTGAGGCAAGGGTATTCGGGATCTCTTCTTTGATTCTATTCTCTGCGATCTTGATGTACTCAGGATTAAGTTCAGTACCGACAAAGTTCCTATTGTTCTCAAGTGCAACAATAGCCGTGGTTCCCGATCCCGTGAATGGATCTAGCACGGTCCCGCCTTCGGGGCATCCTGCAAGAATACAAGGACGAATAAGATTCTTCGGGTAGACTGCGAAATGTGCGCCCTTGTAGCCCTTGGTATTCACCGTCCATACTGAACGCTTGTTCTTTTTTTCCTCACCTGAAACGGATGTTTCCTTCACTGCCTTATGATCATAGTAATAATGAGACTTCTTGGAGAGCAAAAAGATATATTCATGAGCCTTGGTACAACGATCCTCCACGCTCTCAGGCATGGGATTGGGCTTTGACCAGATGATATCCTGACGCAGCCACCAACCATCGGCTTGTAGGGCAAATGCAACGCGCCAAGGAATGCCGATGAGATCCTTATGCTTCAGCCCCTTCTGATCCCTGCGATTGCCAGGAATGAATGTAGGCATGTCCCTCTGCCCACCGATTGACTGTGGTGGTGGAGCAACATTCTTCTGAGACATGTAGGAATCGCCAAGGTTCAGCCACACAGTGCCATCATCACGAAGACAACGGCGAACTTCACGGAATACATCAACCATTGCATTGACATACTCCTCGACTTCCTGCTCTGATCCGATCTCTCCTTCTCCCCCACCATAGTCACGAAGACCAAAGTAGGGAGGAGAAGTGACACAGGTATGTACGGATCCCGCATCGATCTGCTTGAGGGCTTCACGACAATCTCCCTGAATGATTCTGTAGTCCATATGTCCTCAGTATGCAACGCCACGCGCGAAATGATGCTCCTCAAACGATGAGAAGCCAAAGCATTCCCTAGCATAGTCCAAGATTATCTTCTTGTCAAAGTTGTTGCAGGAATAGACATCCAGCGTGATGAAGTGGGTGGGTTCGATTGAGTGGATTTGAATGCCACTTTCAATCAGAGGAACCCACCCACTTACACCAGCCTTTGCGGGATAGAGTTCCTTGCCAAGGTGAGTTGGTCCATGTATGACAATCGGTTGACTCATGCGGGTCATGCCGATCTTGTCAACGACTCGTTCTAGAAAGCGATATGTCAGTTCCATGTCATCTGCCACGCCAGGCTTGCAGTTGTACATGTCGAGATAGTAAGAGTATCCAAATGCCATCAGTTGCGCTCCACCATGTAAATGTGTTCTTCCTCAATCACATCAAGATCGTCATACTGCTTTCCACGGCACTTGGTGATATCCCAAAGCGCACGATCTCCAACCTTGATGTCCTCGGTCACTCCTTCACCAACAGCAATCACCTTTGACCACACCAAATGAGTATTTACTTTGTCATTGTAGATGATTCCTGCCTCTGTCTTCTTCTCCCCACCGAAATCACGGCGAAGAGCAACGAACTTACCCACGGGGCGAAAACCCTTCATGATAGTTCCCTTGTAGTGCAGTGAATAAGAGACTCGCCATACTGAGCCAGTATCCTCTTATCCTGCCTGTATGCAGAAAGGAGAACGATGTAGTTGATCACATCGATCATCGTGTCCTCGAACGACTCGTCCTTGACATGGTTTGTTCCTGATTCGATGATAGATGATAGGCGGCTCATCTTGTCCGTGAGGCGAACCATGAAACCTTGCTCCGTCGAGCAGATTCCCATTGCCTCCACGCGAGTGAAGTTCGCGAACGGTTCCTTGCCATCGTTTCCTGCATAGTCGCGGTTCTTCATGTCCATCAGATCACGCGCTTGCTTGCAGAGTATCTCATGATGCTTCAGCAGTTCTTCTCGGGTCATTCTTTGTCTCCATAATGATTAGTTCACGCCTGTGCTTCCAAACCCACCATCCCGCGAGGTTCGCTTCTGCGGTCTCTCGGGTGTTTCAACGATCACATAATCCTCATTCCTCACAAGTTCACCCTGTGCAATCCGCATGCCATGCGTGATGGTCTGCCGCACAAGGGAATCGTTCTTGAGAAGGATGAAGCACTCCTCGACATAATCGGAGTCAACTATACCTTCGCAGTTCTGAGTTACAAGCCCATTCTTGAAAGAAAGACCAGAACGAGGATAGATTCTAACAGAGTAGCCTTCGGGAATATCGAATATCAATCCTGTAGGAATCAATACTCGGAACTCGGCGGGAATCTCTACTTGATCGACATTGCAATAAAGTTCTATCGGTTCATTCATCCGCGAGTATGCCTTGACCTTCTCCATGCCCTTGAGGCATGCACAGATGTCAAAGCATGCGGATTGATCCGTGGCAAACTGCGGAAGCAGTGCCTCAGTATGATTTTTGTAAATCTTCAGCATCAGCGGCTCTTTGCCTTGCGATCCTTCTTGCGGTTCAACAGACGCTTAAGGTTCTCCCTGCGGAGTTCTTCTTCCTTTTTTGTGTCCAATACTGAGTTCATCGACTTCGGGACTTCCTGCTGTGCAGCCTGTGCATCCTTCTGTCTCATTGCCGCAATCAGGTCTGCTGACTCAATCATCCTCTGCTCATACAACTGAAGGTTCTGCTGCATCCTTGGCTTCTCGGTCTCAGGATAAAATGGATTTTCCATGCACTTCTTACCCGCAGCAACTCCCTCATCGAACCTATGAAGATAGAATGCTGTTGCAGCAATTTCGTCATCAACTTGCCACTTGTAGACATCCTCATCGATGAAGAGAATATCAAAGTGGGGATATGGCATGTCCTTTGCCATCTTTGCATAAAGATATGCAAGCCTTGGTTGATTAATCAACCGATACATCTTGGCAATCTGATAGAGTGGTTCAGCACGGATGGGGCGATAGTTCCATGCCATAAGGAACCTTTCCTTGATCTCACCGAATGGCTTGTTCGTGATTGCTGCGATCATGGCGATTCGATACAAGGAGTAGAAGACCTCTTCCTCCCATCCGCCCATCTCAACTCGCTTTTGGTATGCCGCAGCAGACTTATCCCATTGCTGAGAATCAAAGTATGACTGAGCAAGATAGAACTGATGACGAGTGTTCGTCGGATCTTCCTTCATTGCCTCTTCAAGGATCACGGCATCACGGCTGTACTTTTCAATGGGAGATATGCCAACATTCCTTGCACCACCCATGGTACGGGCGCAGATGTTGTAGTTGCCTTCTAGTTTCTGAATCCGTGGGTTTTGCTTTTCACAAGCGGCATATTCGTGCAGTACACCCTTGTACTCCCACTTGCAATCCAACTTGAAGACCTGATTGCGCCACCAGAAGAAGGAACCTCGCTTGATGCGTAGGGCATAACTATCGACTTCGGTGGTTGGTGGGAGAATGAGTTCTCCCTCAATGTAGTCATCGGCATCGATCACCCATGCATAGTCTGCCTTGCCTTCAGCAGCACGGAAAGCAAGGGTGCGGTTGTGACCGAAGTTCTTCCACTCATGATCGTGAATCTCACCAGGAATACCCTTCTCCTTGAAGAAGTCGGTGATGATCTGCTTTGTGTTGTCGGTGGAGCCTGTGTCGCAGATGACCCAGTAATCAATGTACTTGTATACCGAGTTGAGGCATTCGTGTATGATGTGCGACTCGTTCTTCACGATCATGCATAGTGTAACAGTTGGACGCATTATGTAGATTCCTTTTTTTGTCAGGGCTTCTTCTTACCTATATGGTATTTAGGTACGAGTTCCCAGTTCTGCTTGTCTTTGAATGGGATTATCTTCATCTGTGCAAGAGAAACTATTGGTTCACTTGCCTTCTTTGAATCGACTATGTTCACCAAACCCCATTCCTCAAGCAGATTGGCAATCGTGTTCCTGCGCCCAATGTCGGTATCATCTATGTCTGTTGGCAACCCATCTAGTGCGAACAGTTCCTTGAAATGGACGATGTAGAACTTGCCCCTCTTATGAAGGATATGGCAACTCTGATATAGTTTGTTATCTTTCTTTGAAGAGACTCCGATGCGCGTCAATGTTTCCCGCACTTTGAGGAAGTCGTCCTCTGCCTTTAGGGTGATCTCCAAAAGGTCTTCGACCTTGAGATCCAATATTCTTTTTTCCATGGTATCCTCGCCAATCAATCAACATTACAGATTGTTCTGCATTATTTAGCATTTCGGATACCTCCATGCATGACTTTACTATACTTTAGGATTTCGTCTACCTTGCTCTTTCCAAGTACACCAATGATCTCAGTTGCCCTCTTTATGGAGCAACCAAAGAACTCAGATATCGTCTGAGCGATCTCAGCATCCTCCTTCTTTGCCCACTTGCTCATCCTCTTTCGGGGACGAACCGAATGAAGCAGAAACTCATACTGCATCTGCTTATCCATGTGCCATCGAATGTTCATCTCATTCGAATGCATGACAGTATCGGCAAACTGAGACAATCCCTTGTTCATGAGGTAGGGGGCATACTCGGATGCCCCCCTTCCCTCCTCACGGACAAGATTGACCTTGGTTGTATTGATGCTGTTTAGGAAATCAAATGGATTGTCGTTCATTTCTTGAACTCACAGGAAACCATCAGTTCGCTGATGCAAGCCATGGTATTGATCTCTTGGTCAGCAGCGAACGCAGACTTGTACTGATAGTCAGCAAGGGTCAGGATAGCCTGTGGAATGGACTGTGGCTCAAGAATGTCATAGATCGAATCGTAGATCATTCTGAACAACCCTACATGATCATTGTCAATGTTGTTCGCCACCCACTTCCTGATGCCACCGAACTCCTTCTTCTTCATCATGGAGATGAGATCCTGCACCTTGTCCGATACGCTCGTCCCAAGGATTCCCACATCGATCTTGCCCCCGAGAGCATACTTCTGTAGATCGTTGATGAGCCTTCGGAAATCAGGAAACCTACGAACCACAAGTTCCGCAACAACACTGGAATCATATTCTACTCCTTCGGTTTCTAGAATGGTACAAACGCGCTTCCACATCTTCTTCGCCATCAGTTCCTTCTGAGCGGATGGGATCTTGAAATCGATCACCGTGCATCGCGAGTGCAGCGGCTGAATGATCCTGTTCTTGTAGTTGCAGGTCAGGATGAACCTACAGTTCTTTGAGAACTCCTCCATGAATCCACGAAGTGCTGGCTGCATGGATTGGGGATTGGAGTAGTCGAACTCGTCTAGGATGACCACCTTGTTGCCACCCGTGAAGGATACGGAACTCGCAAAGTCCCGAATCCTTGTGCGGAGGGTATCGATGTTTCCATCCTCAGAGCAGTTGATGATGATCCAATCCGCACCCATCTCGTCGCAGAGTGCCTTTGCAACGGTTGTCTTGCCCACGCCAGAACCGCCAGCAAGAAGCATGTTCTGCATCTGTCCCGCAGCAAGAGTGTCTTCGAATGTCTTCCTGATGTCCTCTGGCAAAACGCAATCCGCGATGCGGCGAGGGCGATACTTCTCTGACCACAGGTATTCTTCCGTGGCAATCATCTTTCACCTCAAGACTTGGTTGACTCTGAACGCAGGGCTACCCAATACGCAATGGGATTGTTCTTGCCAGTGAACTTGGCAACGGCGGTGCCACCGATCTCAACATGGTAGTCATCGGGAATCAACTTGAGAAGTTCGATGTCGATGAAGATGTTGAACTTGTTGTCGGTCTTGTCATCAAGTGCCATCGTGAAGACATTCGATGAACTGTTCAGACCGATCTTGCGATCAAAGGTGACGATCTCAATATTGCCCTCATCGGTGTTCCTAATGCACAGATTGTCTAGTTGTAGGACGGATGATGCCTTTTGAATCTCAGCGATCTGATCGTTCTTGAGATCGAACTCGACAGTCAAGGAAGGCATCTTGATGCTCTTGTTTGCCTTCTCGACCAACTTCTCGTCCGCATAGTAATAGTTCACCGAACTGTTCTTTGCCTTGATAGTCACGAACTTGTCGTTGAACTGATACTCGGGATTCTGAAACAGAGTCGTCGTGGCAATGAACTTGCCAAGGTCAAAGATGGCGAACGGCTTGACGAAATCCTCGTCTACCTTTGCCTCTGCCATGATGTTTTTGGCTGTAGAAACCGTGCGAATGGTGTTGCCCTGCTCAACATGAATGCTTGAGCGGATGCCCGAAAAGTTCTTCAGAATGTCAAATGTCTTCTTGCTGATCTTCATGATTATTCCTCATCTTCAAAAGTATCCATGATGTCGTCTGTCTCGACATCCTCACCGTTGTTTACCATGTCCTTTAGATCGCGCATGTGATGCTTCATGTCATGCCTCTGACCACGCCGTTCGTGCTTCCGTCCACGGGAGGATGGGTGTCTGCGATCAAGCGAATCAAAGTCATTGTCATCAAACTTGCGGCTCACTTCTCAGTCTCCTTCTCGTTCAGTGTCAAGAGATACTCTACACCAAAGGTCTCCTCAATCAACTTCTTTCTCATATCATTCTCCGAAATGGTTAGTGGAACATAGTTGGTGAACCCAGGCATGTTTTTAGGACAGTTTACCCGAGGATAATCCAACTTTGAATAATGATTCTCATTCAGGTTCTTTATCTGAGTATGTCCGAAGTCGCCACAGTTACACGCACCGCAGAAGTAAGAATGAGCAAATTTAACACTCGGTTTTCTCTCAGGGCAAGGAGGAATGTTCATCTCTTCTAAACCATGGCATGATATGCTTCTCACATCATGCAACTCATCGGATACTTTGTTGTTCTTGATGCCTCTCGACAACAGAGAATCCGCAACTTGCCATGCACTAGTGAATTTGTTCCTGAGAAAATAATTCTTCATGACATCCTGCTGAAGTTATTCTTCTTCTTGAATGTAAGGACTTCTTGAAACTTATCAAGCAACTGATCGCTCTTGTGTGAGATGACGAAGATGTTGCACCTTGCCCCCATGCCCTTGAGCAACTTCATGAATTCATCCATGCCTGTTCCATCAAGGCTTGAATCAAAGACCTCGTCAAGGACAAGAAGATTGCAGTTCGTGCTGTTCTTCAGCCGCGCGATCTCACGCCATGCGAGGAGAAGGGAAAGATCGATACGCATCTTCTCACCCTCGCTGAACGATGCATAGGTGAACTCATCGCGGTGCCTTGACTTGATTGTTTCATCGAAGTTCTCGTCAAGGTTGAACTGCACGAAGAAATCCATGCAAGCAAGATAGTGATTTATCAACTTGTTCATGATCGGAAGATAGTGACGAATCACCTTCGTCTTGATTCCACTGTCCTTGAGAATGATCTGAGCGGAACCAAGCAACTTCTGCTCATGCAGTTTCTCTGCATGATTTCGCTTTCCTGCCTCTGATCTGTCAACGAGTTCCTCAAGTGCCATCTGCTCGTCTTCAAGAGACTGCTGAGACTTCTTGATCTTGTCGATGTCAGCAGTCAGCCGTTCGATCATCTTTTCTGCAACGCCTAGTTTCTGTCGATGCTCGTTGAGTACCAACTGAAACTTGTTGTACTCCTCCTCAATCTTGTCGAGTTTATTGTTGAGGATGAACATGTTTTCATCGGCTATCTTGCAGTCGATGTCGGCAAGTGCCTTGTTGACTTCCTCGCGCTTCGTCTTCTTTGCTCCGATCTCCTTCTGACGATGCTCCTCAGTCATCTCCCTGCCACATGAAGGGCAAGGCATCTCCTTGGTTGTCACATACATGGAGATGTCCATGTCGAGTGAATCTATCTTTCGCTCAAGGCTGCTCTTGATCTTCTTTAGATCGGATATGTTCCCGATCTTCTTGCGATAGAGATCACGGTTCTTGGTCATCGTTGCAAGGATGTTTCCTCCCTTGACCGACAAGGCATTGAGATTGTTCTTGGTCTCGGTGTTCTTCTTCAACTCAACATCAAGTTCGTCAAGAGAACTCCTGCTCTTTTCCTCAAGCATGTTGAGATACTTTCTCTGCGTCTCTATCTTGCTGCCAAGAATCTCCATCGCGGTCTCGCAGGAACGAATCTCCTCTTTGTTGGTGGAGATGCGGTTCTTCAACACGACATTCATGGACGAGAACACGCCGATGTCTAGAAGAGACTCGACAATCGCGCGGCGATCTGCCGCAGGAAGACGCATGAAAGGAACATAGTTGGTAGAACCAAGGATCACCACCTGACAGAATGACTTGAATGACATCTTGAGGATCTGCTCCTCAAGCATCTTCTGATGATCCTTTGACTTTGAATCCTGATCAAGCATCTCGCCATTCTTGTAGACTTCGAATATCTTCGGATTCAAGCCACGACGAACCAGGTACTTGTTTGTGCCGATGGTGAACTCACACTCAACAAGACAATCCTTGCCATTGATGCTGTTCGGCAGTTGTGGAATATTGATGTTGCGGAATGGCTTGCCGAAAAGGCAGAAGCAGATGGCATCAAGGAAAGTGGTTTTTCCTGCACCATTCTCCCCGCAGATCAGAGTCATCTCGCTTTTATTCAGCGTGATTTGCGTGAAATAGTTGCCGTAGGAAAGAAAGTTCTTCCAGCGAATCTTCTCAAAGACTATCATGGATCACTCCGTTGTATTTATACGGAAGCCTCAAGACCGAGCATCGGATTCTTTTCAACGAACCAAGACGGAGGATTCACATTCTTCCATTTGGCGAATCTTGCTTTTTCACCGAGATAGTATTTGCGATATGCAACAACAGCATCCTCGCACCTGTATTGGTCGGGCATTGCCTGTGCAAACGGCGTGAGTTCATTCGTGGTCGAGGTGTGATGCACGGCAGCATGGGCAACGAACCATCCTGCCATCGGCTGACAGGAATGGGTCTTGCCGTAACGCTCCGTATACTCAAAGCAAAGAGCAAGGGTATGCTCTGCAAGCCACATGTAGTTCTTGTGGGACATTCTTGCCCACAAAGTACATGGGTGGTTTGCGAACGATTGCTTATAGAGGTTCACGGGTGCATGGACAATGTGGCTACCGCAAATGCGATGATTTGTGGAGAGCATCTGACAGCCCTCCACTATCATCTTGACCACATGCTTGTCACACATATCCTTAGCCGCTAGAAAGGGATCGCTGTTGAGTACGAAGATGTTCATGCAGGAACTATATCCCTGATCATGACTCTGTCAAGTCACTCTGTTTGATATTCTGGTATTCCATAAGATGCAGGAGCCTCAAGCCATACACCCCTGCTGTTTGCAGGAATAGGAATCCTATCAGGAAGTGTAGTTTGTGTGGTGCTTGTCTTTGCGAAACGAATCTTTCCTGGAGGAGCAGTCATTCTCCACAAGCGGCTTCCAGTAACTCCAATGTCTCCACCGCTTATCACCATATTTGTTCCTGCTTCGTAGAGATCGATTCTATCCACAGTTGCACCAACTGTTGCCGTTGCATTTGTGCAAGGCTTTGCCAAGGTGTTTCCGCTTATCACAGACCAATCAAGAAGACCCTGATTTCCAAGACTGACATCTCCACTTGCATTGAAGAAGTTTATTCTTCTAGCACCATTGAGACATAGGTGATAAAGTTCCTCGAAATAATATTCTCTCGCATAAGAGTTACCCTCATAGAACTGCGTGAATGGTGCGTCTCCACTCCAACCACCAAAGGAACCACTGATTCCGCCACACATCCATGGAGAGATTCCATCAATATATGCCTCTGGTCTAGATCGGAGTATACCACGAATCCTGCGTAGGTCAGCAATGAATGCCTGATATGCAGAGTTTCCAAAGGTGATTCCACCCTCTGCAATAGGATGCCAACCGAAAGACTTTCCAAATCTTACATTTACATCTGTGGTTGCACCTGGAGGATATCCATAGGAATTTATCAATCCTCCAAATCCACCACCACCAGAGGCATTGAATCCACCCGACAACTGCCCGTAGCAGTGAACCTGATGCCCGTATCCAGGTATATGTGCCTGTAGTCTTCTGTGTCCGTTGAGATCGGTGGCAAACTTTGCCTCTTGTCCATTCAATGCATACACATCAGATGAATACTTTCTGATGCCAGCAAAGCCTGTTGTCTCGTCTATGCTTCCGCCAATGATCTTTGACTTGAGATCACCATGGCAGAATGTATAGATCGCGGAGTCCCATGCATAGTATTGATATAGACGATCAAGGACACCCCAAGGTGGCTTGAAGTCATTTCTGTTCGTGACATTGGTGAAGTATGTGCCAAGTATGGTTTCAGCAGAAGCACCGCAAGCACCATGCCCTTCGCTCTGTAGGATCTGATTGTAGTTGTACACGAACTCTTCAGCAAGAGTCCTATTGGTTATAGAATTGGTGATTCCATTGAACCTTGTATCCTGTGAGATTGCAACAAGTCTTCTTGCATCGGGAATCTCAAGGTATGAAGTGTTCGGACCACTGGCAAAGTTGTCTAGTTCTGCCTGATTTCCTGGAGATAGTCCGTTGTAGAATCCTCCAAGCCCAAATGTTCCAAGAGACTCTGAATCATCATTTACCTCGGAGAAAACATATCCAAGGTTCTTACTCTGCTGTAGGAAGTTCTTGAAGGAATCCTTTGCAATCTGCCTATTGACATATGACCACGGAGTATTGAATTTCAAGGGATTGGTGTCTGCCTTATCCCATGTTCCACCGTAATCTGTGCTGAGATAGGTGGCACCAGGAATTCCTCCCGTATATGTCGTACCATCAGCAGTCTGCTTGAAGTAATAGTCGCCTGGACGCTGATTCGATGGTCCATCAAGAAGCCAATATGTCGGCAGGAACACGCGGCGTTCCAATGGAATCTGCTGCACCGTGAAAGTATATGTGTTCAGAAGATCGCTTGGCAATCCCGCCGTTGATCCTGAAGAAACATAGTTTCTGAAATACATCAATGCAGGATCTACTTGACCACTTGGATTGAACCTTGGATTTATCATTGGGACTACAGAGGGTACATCGACTGTGATTGGGAAGTACGCAGTTCCAAACAACTCATAGTTCAATGCTCTGAAGTAGCCAGTTCTGTTAGGAGGAGCCTCTGCACCTGATGGCTCAAGTTCGTTATAGAGTTGCGTGAAGTGAAGCGAATCAAGTCCTGCGGTGATTCCGCCCTTCATGCAAGCATACAGAAGTTCAAACTCGGATGTCCTTGCATTTCCAGTCCAGAAATTCTGCGGAGGAGTTACGGGAGTTCTTCTTCCTGGATATGGGAAATCGGAAACAACAGTGCCAACTCCATTTGTCTCCATGTTCTGCTCAAGGATATTTCCAAGAGTCTTGTCGAACCATCCAGTCCTGTTGTAGATATTGTAGTATGAGACTCCGCTGTGGAACTGATCAAGTATGCTGAAGTTCAATGCAAGACAAGTTGGATAGAGGTAGAATAGACGGAATCTTCTATCATTTACCCAAGGAACTCCATCACTTGTTCCATTATAGAATGTTCCAGGAACTCTTTTCCATTTGATGTCGCCATTGTCCTGCACAGTTGTGAATGTATTGTACAGGAATGGAAATCCACTCATGACAGACTTATTCGTATCTGTCATATCTTCCACGGTGCAGGATGCGTGTATCTCACCCAATGTGCTTGATCCACAGACTCCCATTCCCCATATTGAATTGGAATAGGTCAATCCCCATTTCCTTTGACCAAGGAACATATCCTGTGGAGATGTCATCAAATCGGTTGGCTTATCATCATCAAGGCACCAGTGCCTTGGGTTGGTATCGCCATTGAATCTTCTCTGATCATTTCTTGTTGGATTATAGACTCCAACATCATCCTTGAACATGTACTGAGCGAATCTTTCGGTTCCAAGCACGACTCCCTTTGCAGGATTAGGACCAGAGGAACCAAATGTATAGTTGTATTGATCTCTAGCCCATCCAACGGGAATGTTCTCAACATAACTTGCACCCGATTGAGTGATATTTGTCCAAAGAGTGAATCCTGGAGGTTGCCACCTGTGATATGTTCTCTCTATGATTGCCGAGGCATCGATATCAACATGAGCAAATCCATCCACGGGAGAAAGGAATTTTTCCTTCCAGTGGGCAACCGATGCATCAAGTCTCCATATAAAATACTCTGCATTTCCCGATACCGTTGGATCAGCATACAGGGCAAATGGAACTCGCATCTGAATTCCAGTTCCGTATGGAAGATTTCCAAAGTATGCGATGAACTCCATCGTGTTTCCATACTCTGCGGAAAGTTGATTCAATGAGTTTACGAGTTTCTGTCCATACCCAAATGACAATCCAACGGAATCACTCATGGGTGGCTTGGGAATCAATCCACTGATGTCTTGTGGATCACTTGGGAATGTGCTGCCATCAAAAAGCACAAGAGTCTCGGGATTGAAGCACAGCCCCGCTTTCTCCGCACCAGAACCCCACCAACTGCTGTAGGTTATTCCGTTCGGGAAAGTAATCCACGGAGATCCTACGAGAACCTGATCCGCCGAGAAGCCACCAGCAGTCCTCCCATAGTCATCATAACTTGGGTATTTCGTATATGCTCCAGCAGGAAAGCATAATCCCCTATAGAGAGTGTTCATATGTGCATCTGCACTTCCACCAACAATAACGCCAAGATTGGGATCTCTTACAACAGTATGATCTCTCAATAGATCACGAAGGGTGGTATTCTCCCGACACAAAAGATACATGTCATAGATGAAAGCCTCGCCAGTATATCGATCACTCAACCAAGGAAATCTTCTCCAGTTTCCTGCATACACATTCATTGGAGATGTCATGTTTCCGTATGGGCTGTGAAGCAGTTGTCTACAAACTCCATTGTCTATTCCAGCCGTATATCCCATATACAGTTGTCTTGGCAGAAGAGTATTTCCTGGACTCCAATCGAAGGTGGGGTGATATCCGTAGTAGGCATTTCCACCTTGATACAAGAAATCCTGACAGTAGATTGCATTCAGATTGTAGTGTATGAACTTGTGTTTTGCCTGTTTTGGGCTTCTGGCGCGCTCACATCTTTTGTATGCAGTTCTAACAGCAGCAGCAAAATCCTTTGGATATGTCAGTGGATCAAACCATCCCTCATCCATGTTTCCCGTTGTATAGTTGAAGGAAGCCTCCACGGTTCCTCCAAGTATCAATGGGTTTACGGCAGACGAAACTCCAAGCAATGCCATGGTTGCTGCCTTGCCTGTGGCTACATCTGCCGCAGACCAACCTGGTTCATACCTCTTCATGAGATAATCAAATACTATGTCAAACTTCTCTTGAAATGTCCTTGTTGGAGTGGTGGGAGTCGGAATGTCGGGAGTTCTTGTTCCTTGCTCCGACACGATGCTTCTTGAGGAATCCACGCTCGACAACCGTGCGTTGATCAACTTAACCTTGTAGTTGTTGTATACTCTTATGTTTCTTATCTTCATTTGGTTGCCTCTGCATCTATCTCGAATTTTCCGCCAAGAAGTTTGGAAACAATCTCTCCATCGGCACTCTCTACAAGTTCAAGATCATAAAAGTATCTACCAGGCTTGAATGATGCCGTTGTGTCCGATGTTATCACTATTCTCATATGACCCGTTGAACCACCGAGAAAGAATATACCATCGCTAACAAATCCTGCGGTAGATCCAGGCTGCGTGATGTATGTCATGGTTGTGCCAGAGGAGTAGAGTTCCGATGTCCTGTACTTCGACTTCTTGATCTTCATTCTTGCAGAAAAGTCTGTGAACTGATACTTGGTCGTTCCATTTTCATCGACATATGACTCAAGCAACTCAAGGGGATTGAGTTCGTCATCAAAGACTTGAAATTCAAGTACGAATGTTGATCCTTGCTCCAAGGCAAGATCGATGTTAAGTGCTGGCATCAGAATACCTCACTTCGTGACCTCTTCTTCTATTGACATTCTTCCCGACAATGCCTTGGTGATCTGATAGTTTCCTGTGGTTCCCTCTACAACCTCTATGTCATAGAAATACTTGCCGTGCTTTATGCCAGCAGTGGATGCAGGAGACATGGTGAACCGAACATATCCTGGCTTCGATGCAATCACATAGAATCCATCCGCAGTCCTTCCAAGTTGCTCTTCATCTATCTGCAAGATACCCACGGTTGACATAGAGTATGCAGCATTTGTTGCCTTGTACTTGGTCTTTCTAAACTTAGTCCTAAAGGAATAGTTTCCAAGTGCATACTGATTGTAATCATTCAACTTGGCAAGTTCCAATGCAGTACCATCATCCTTGGTCAACTCAAACTCAAGGATGAAGGTAGAACCCTTCTCAATAGTGAAGTCTTGTTCCTGTAGTGCCATTATCCACCCTTGGTGATGTCACCAACACTCTTGTCCTTGCGCCACATCTGACATGACCAATACTTCGGGGTGTCTCTTGCGATTCCACCCTTATCGCAACCATGACGAGCGCGGAAGTTCTTTAGCCGACCAGGTTGATCTCGCTTGATTGAAAGACCAGGATCGCCAAAGCGAACTAGTTTGCCATCGGCGCATACGGCGAACTTCTTCTTCTCACCAGGAGTTCTCCATGGTTTTCCTGATTGACGGTTCTCGCATTCATTCGCTTCCTTTATCTCTCTCAAAATGCCGCCATGATCAATGAAATCGAGCATGGATAGCCGCTCTTCATCAACAGACTTCCATTTGCCACCCTTGCGCTTGTAGCACTGAGAAGCCCAACCATTTGCATAGGCAGAGGGATAAACATCGAACTTTGCCTTGGCTTGAGAAACACAATCATCCCACTTGTCGGGGCTAGTTGGCTTGTTCTTTTCCAAGAGAACTTCCAATGACTCTATTAGATTGTCTCTTGGATCGATCTCGTATTCTTCGCTGATTCTTCCCTTGCCAAAATTGGATACCATGATGGGATCACCCTTTCTCTCTGGATTTGGATCATGCTTTCTCTTGGTGCGGACAGCAGCAGCCCTCTCTCTCTTGGAGAGTTGAGCGCGCTTTTGATTGGACATGCACTTGGGCTTTGGCTCTCCAGGTTCCCTTGCACAAGGACCGACAACCTCACCCTTGGTGTTGATACGCTTCCAACCACCCTTGGGGTGGCTAGGGCTGAACCATTTCCGTAGATCCTCTTGTATGCGTCTGCCCATCTGTCCTCCGATTCCTAATATTTAGGAAACTAGAGAGACAAACTTTCAGTATAGATTTCCCGCATCATATTCTTCAGATCGCTTCCACCATCGATCTTCAGTTCATCAATGTAGCCGTCTATGAGGTCTATGGTGTTCTTGGAAAGTTCCTTCTCGGAGACATAGGCATCGGCGGAATCCTCAACCTCCTCGGCACTCTCAATGATCTGTAGGTCATATATGCCAGCATCAAAGAGGCGGTCACAGAACATGTCAAACTTTGGCTGATTCTTCTTGGATGTCACAACAAGACGGACAAAGCAGTTCTTGTACTTTGAGAAGTTGAAGTTTCCATGACCACTTTCGTCAAGGGATGCATCATAGGAGATTCTGCGATAGAGTTTCAAGGGGTTCTCAATGAACTCAAGGCAACCATCATCTGTGTTCAGTACATGGAATCCCCTCGTCTCATCCACCTCAGAGAAGAACATCTGATATGGGTTTCCAAGGTAGTTCACATTTCCGCTCTGCTGCTTGCAGTGGAAGTGACCAGAATAGACCTTGGGGAACTTGGATAGTATGGCAGGGTCAAGACCGCCCTCATGACGAACTCCACGGACAACCTCATAACCATTCAATTCAAAGTGACCAAAGACAGCATCTGCATTGCTACCCTTGAGATACTCAGCCACCTCAAGGGCATTCTCCTTGCTTATCCAAGGAACAAATCCGCAGATCATTCCATCGATCAGTATGTCCTGTGGCTTCTCATAGACATGAAACGAGTCACCGAAAATCTCCACGACCGAGTTGACCTCATTGGTGTTCTTCCAATAGCAGTCATGGTTTCCAATCACGCAATGCACATCGATGTCATTCTGAACGAAGAAATCCGTGAACCTCTTACGCACATTTCTCAAGGTGTTGAAGTTGATGTACTTCCTTCGGTCAAGAACATCCCCCATGTGGATGACCGTCTTGATATTGTTCTTGATGAGATATGGAAAGAACTGATCCTCAAAGAAGTTCAGATATGCCTCAAGGAATATCGGAGAATCGTTCTTGAAACCGAAGTGCGTGTCCGTTACGATTGCAATCTTCATTTCTTGGTCTTCTTCTTAGCAGCCTTCTTGGCTGGTTTCTTTTCCTTCTTCTTGCCCTCAAAATTCTCAAGATCAAGTTCAGAGAGAGAAAGAGATTTCACGAAGTCCTGAACCTTGTTTTCATCATGATATATTTCATTCAGCCATTTCGGTATCTTACCTTGCATCTCGGCAAGTTCAATGCACTTGAACTTGATGTAGTTCTGCTTCTTTTCCTTCTGTATCCTGCGGACAAAGGCATAGTAGATTATCTGCGTGAAGTAAGAGAATGGATTCTTGGACTTGCGAGGATTGAAGTTGGCGGCATACATGAGGCAGTTCTCTATGCCATCTCCCACCATCTCATCCCTGTATGGGTAGTTGATGAAGTTTGGTCTGTACGACAGACGCTCTGCAATCTCAAGAAAACACTTGCCTATGTACTCGGTGACGGGAGGAAGTGGAAGATTGGCTTTCTTTGCCTTGTTCCAATCCTTCTTCCATTTCACCATCTCTGCGTAGAATGTCTTGTTGTCTATGTAATGGCTGCTGCTCATGCATCCTCCTTCTCTGATGTGAACATCCTACATCATCATCGGACGAAAGCAAGCCATGACTTTAGATTCTGTTGACAAGACTATTGACAGATGAAAACGAGATTGGTAACTTGACTGTGTCGGGTTTGATCAAGAAGTGTTCTTAGAGATAATCACTGGGGTTTGAACTCCAGTCTCGGAAACTGTTGCCGTAAGGCTCATCACCCTTCTCATTCAGATTGATATCGTTCTCACGGATCTTCTTTGGCTTGATCTTGTGATCGACATCGTCCTCAAGGTCTTCATCTGAATCGTCACCATTGTCATCGTTGTAGTTCATTCCCGCGGAAAGAAGATCATCGATAAGACCTTCCTCCATCATGTTCTTGAAGATGTTGGAAGGGAACATGAAGTTGACGATCACCATGTCCTTGCCCTTTTCATTTGACTTGAGGAAGTTGTCCATGGGTTCAACTGGAATCGAAGAAGCATCTCCACCCACGGATTCCATCAGCATTTTTCTCATCTCGTTTTCAATCCTCTTCAGTTCTTCTTCTTCCTTCTCAGTAAGCACGGATTCTTCAGCCTTTGGCGGTGCTTGCTTGGGCATGTCTTCGCTTTTCATATAGCGTTCATAGGCTTCTATGACATCGCTTGAAGGAGGCATCTTGATCCCTATCCAGTTGTTTGGTATGACAACTTCATTGGAATCCGTTCTTCCAATCCAGTTCTCCATCACCACTGCTGCCTTGAGAACTCCTGTTGCATGATCCATGAATGGAACCTGCTTTATCTGCATCGGACGAAGAACCTTGACTCCCGTTCTGCTCTTGGATATCAGGCTTGCGACTATCTCATCGCCTGATCGCAACTTGATGAGGATGTATTCCTTCATTGGAGATTCTCCACCTTTAGGATGATCGGTCGAAACTCGAACTTTTCCGACCGATAGATTTTGATTCTTTCGGAGAAATGACGAAGAGTGTGATTCTTCCTTGTTTTCCATGATAGATCATCTCCAATATCGTACAACTTTGCAAACTGCTTGTGTTCGGAAACCCTGAGTTGCCTTCCGATTGATTGCAGCACGCGAATCCTAGACTTGCTCGGAGAGGCAAATATGATGTTGTGCAGTCTCTTTATCGAAATCCCCGTCGAGAATGTCCCGTAAGACGCCACCACGATGCACGAATCATTCTCTTCAAGTATCTTGCGTACAGCCTCGCGATCCTCGACATCCGTGCCACCGTGAACGAAGAAGACCTTTCTCTTGTCACTTTCCCTTGCGAGATCATAAAGAACCTTTCCATGTTTCTCGACATACTGGAAAAGTATCAGTGTATTTCCCTTCAGCGTATGTGCGAGATCCGTTATGAACTTGTTTCGCTTTTGATTGTGGACGAGCCACAGCATCTCGTCACTATAGTTATGCTTCGTCATCGTGCGTCTGTCCTCCTCGGGATACTGTAGGAGGATGGCATCGATCTTGAGGCTCGACAGAATGTTCTTGTCGATCAGTTTCTTCGTGGAGGTCACATGATAGGAAGGACCGAACAATCCTTCGATGATCAACTTGTGGCACTGCATTCCGTCAAGTGTTCCCGTGGTTCCGATCCTGTGATTGCAGTTTGTAAGTTTCTCCATGATGCCACTGAGCGACTTTGCCTTGTACATGTGGCATTCATCGCCAAATGCAACGGAGAACTGATCAAACCATGAGCGCGGTTGCTTGAAGATCGATTGCCATGTCGTGATCACGATCCTCTTGTTGGTATCCTTGTCCTGTCCTGCATAGATGGAATGACAGTTCTTTCCAACCTTCCAATCGGTTCCCTTTGAGTACAACTTGAAGTCCGACTCCATCTGAGTGACAAGTCCTATCGTTGGAACGATGACGAGGATCTTGCCCTCTGTATTCTCAAGCAGATGCCTCATCAGGAGGTAGATGATCAAGGACTTGCCGCTACCCGTTGGAGACACCAGGAGGATTCTAGATGTTTCTGCTGCCTTCACAACGGCTTCCCGCTGATGATCGTGGAGCGATGGTATTCCCGACTCCTTGCCTACGCAGCGCGAGAACAGTTCGTCCACCTGCTCACCTGTCAATGGCAACTTTGGAGTCTCGGAAAGATTGTTCTCAACATGGTAGCCACGATCCGCAGCGAACTTGGTCACATAGTTCTTGAGACCTCGGTAGATCGTTGCCTTGCCTATGTTGTAGAGTTTGATGTCTCCATTCCACCGCGACTTGCGGAAACGGGACATGTACTTGTGATTAGGAACCTTGAAGGAGAAGCAATCGCTCAACTCCTTTGCGGTTCCGCGTTCACATCTCACTCGGATGAATACTGAATCTACATCTTCAAGAACCAATGTATCCATACAGATATCTATGGTTCTATTTCCTCCCCATTGAACCTAATCTTGAACTCCCCTTCGTTCAAAACCTTTCCTTCATATAAGAGGACTTCCACTCCTGCACCCTCAAGGATGTTTATCCCGATGTTGCACTTGGGTTTCCATCTTGGTGGCATGATGTCCCAAATGGTCTTATGACCAACCACTCGCTTGATGCCAGACATGACTATGGCTCTTGCACAGTCGGGGCAAGCAATGAATGGGCAGTACAGATGGGTATTGAGAGTGGTAAGACCCTTGCTTGCACATCGATAGATCACAGCCCTTTCGGCATGTTCGATGTAATCGTACTTGTCCTGATATGCTGGCTGCTTGATGGATGGATAACGGTTGACATCGGCGGCAATGATTCCTGATGATGGGAACACGATCAATGCCCCATTCTGCGTATTGGAATCCTCACTCCGAGCCTGAGCATGAATGTATGCCTGTCGGAGATATACTCTATGAATGCCATCCGTTACGATCTTCATGATCCGCTCATGAACTTCTTCCATTCTATAGCCGACTTGATATCCCATCCACGCCGCCCAAGCCCCTGTAGAACGGACTCAAGGTACTTGACCTTCTCGCGCTGATAGTGTATTCGTGCCTCTAGACGCAGTAGATCCTTGTCGGACTCAAGGTACACATCGATATCCGTGCGTAGGATCTTGAGACCGAATGGTTGCCACCCCTTCTCGTCAAGGGTCTCTTGGTCGAGTTTGCCGAGATAGTATTCCCACTTCAGCCTACGCATCTCTTTCTGCTCAATGAGATACTTGTGCAGGACAAGCGATTCGTCGTGCAGCAGGTTGAGATACTTGCCGTGTAGTTGTGGAGTCTTCAGTGATTCAAGGTCGAGGTTGAGATCATCGATCTCCATGTCCTTCTCGACCAACTTCTTGATTGATTCGATATCCATGACAAGAATATAGCACAGATTTCAATCAAGTCAAGTAGCCTTGACCATTGAGAATGTTTCGTATGCGAATGTGGCGTTTATCGTGATGGGACTGCTATCTGTAAGCGTTGTGCTTAGATCAAATCCATCAATGGATATTGGAAACAACTTGTGGAATATGAAGTTTACATTCGGTCTTTTTGCGCTGTTGAGGCAATGAACTGTTGCATCGGAATAATACTCTGCATCATTCTTTAGGATGTCTCTGAAATCCTCAAACGGAATAATCTGGTGCATCCACTTATAGATTTCATTCCAGTTGGAGAACTCCTCATCTACAATGAATGTTATCTTGAAGTTATCCGCTTGAATGGACGATCCTGGAACATAAAGAGGAACAAACTTGTTTGGAATGGCTATGTCACCAATTGTTATTGATGGTATGTTCACCGATGTACACCAGAATGTCATGTTTGGAATTCTGCTGAAGGTCAACTTGAAGTGAGTATCCAACATCGGATTCGTCGTATCTGGTTGACGACGATTCTGATTGTAACTCATACCTTGGCTAACAACCGATGGAAATGTATATTCGCTTTCTGTAGGCATGCAAATATGTATCCCTAAAAAGAAAGTCGGGGGGATTTCTCCCCCCGACCTTTAGATCATTTACCGATCAACTATCAGAATGCCTGAACTGCCTGAGTTCCGTGGAGATTATCTACGCGGAAGATTCGGTAATACTGATTGGCGCGATAGTTGCTTGCAATCTGAACATCTGTCGTGTTTACGAAGGGGTTGACTGCCATTCCGTAACGGGTCTTGAAGCCGATCTTGGGCTGGAAGGTGTTAGGATTGATTGCACGAACCATCTGTAGTGGGATGTAGGGGCAGTAGAAGAGACCAGCATCATATGGAGAGGTTCCCTTGTATCCAACGCAGACAAAGTCGCGTGCAGCAGAGAACAATCCTGATCCTGCATATGGATCGATGTAGACCTTGATCTTGCCATTGAGAACACCGACAAAGGTGTTGCCAGTGTCATCTACATCAAGGTTGACATTGAGTGCTGGGCTGATGTTGAGGAAACCACCCATCGCGAGTGCCGATGCAACATCGGACGAAACGATGATGAAGTTACCCTTGCCACGACGAGTATCCTTGGCAATCACATTGGCTTCACGCTCAATCTGGAACATGAGACCACGGAACTTTTCTGCCGACCAACGACCGTCTGAGTCGCGGACGAGATCGTAGACTCCACCTGGAGAAAGAAGACCCGCCGAGGCGCTCTGTGCATTTGTGGCAAAGTCGTATGAAACGCCTGATCTGTAGTAAAGATCGCTGTGCTGTGCGCCGAGTTTGGCTGTGGTGTAGATCGAACGAACGACCTCGCGGTTGATTTCAGCAAGGATTTCCGTGCTGAGAATATTGGCGAGTTCGGTTTCAGCATCAAGACCGTGAATAGCCTTGAGATCCTGAGCGAGTTCGATGGTGTACTCTGCCTTGAGAGCGCGAGTCCTTGCAGTAACCGATGCACGATCAATGGTGAATGCCATTGTGTTGAAGTCGCCATAGGTTCCACCTTCACCGAGCCATTCACCAAGTTGTCTGGACATTCCTCCGTTTGGAGTCCAACCGAGGGTTGTACCGATACCAGTTCCGTTTGTAGCAGTGATACCAAAGAGAGGATCTCCAACGAGAGTTGATTCCCTAGTTGCATCACCAGGACCAGAAGTACCTGAGAATCTGGTGAATGCTTCGCGGAAGAGGGCTTCGTTGCCGCTGCGGTCATTGTAGGTTGACTTCATTGCAAAGATCAAGCCTGTTGGCGAGGTCATTGGCTGAACCGATGCGACATCATATGCCATTAGGTTTGGCATTGCACGGCGAACGAGTGCGATGAGAATTGGATCGTAGCCTGCAAGACCACTTGAGGCGTTGTATCCAAGACCATTGGCACCACCTGCGTTGTTTACTGCATCTTCGCGAAGTGCCTGTTCCTGGTTCTCCAAGAGAATGGAGGTGACTGCGCGACGGTAATTATCCTTGACTGGAACGAGGCTGTCATGCTCCATGACTGGCTGCCACTTCCGCTCAAGTTCTTCTACTAGTGAAAAAGTTCCCATTTCTATCTCCTTTGAATAAACAGATTCTTATCTGTTCTTAAGACCTTTGCGGGAGAGTACGGAAGCGTACTGCTCCATGATTGGATTGTGTGATGTTTGTTCCTGCTCTTGAAGATTCTCTTCAGTTTCGCCGCTGTCAAGGACGATCTCCTCGACAAGATCCATTGAAGCCGATGCTGGCTTCCTTATACGACGAGCATTTCCAAAGTATGATTCCTTGAGGACTGCGAGTTTCTCCTCGAATAGTTCCTCTGAATCAAACTCAATGCCTTCTGCAAGAGTGCGTAGTTTCTCAACCTGAGTATCGGCTAGACCATCGCAGTACGACTCAAAGATGTCATCGCAGCGAAGGGCAAGGATTTCCTTGCGGAGAGCAAGGTTCTCGTTGACTTGCTCGTTGACTTCGTCGCGGAGTTGATCGTTCTCATCGGAGAGATCGTCAATTAGATCAACCTTCTCCTCGGGAACCTGCACATAGTTCTCCTCAAAGACATCGCGGATGCCCTGTAGGAAGTTCTCTGCGATCTCGGTCTTGATGCCTGTCTCGACAGCAAGACGGTTCTCCTTCATCCATTCCTCGGCAATGTACGAGATGTAGTCATTGACGCGGCTGGAGAGTTCATCAAGAATCTTCTCGGTGTTCTCTTCAATTGTCTTCTCATAGGCTTCCTCAAGACGAGTAACGATTGCATCGTAACGCTCATTGATTGCAGCCTCAAAGACAGCGACTGCCTTCGTCTTGAAGTCTTCGGAGAGTTCCTCTCCTTCGAACATGGCAGTCATATGCTCCTTCACTGTGAAGTCGCTCTTATCGGGAATCTTTGCCTTGCCAATGAAAGGCATCTTTGAGGAGATGGTGGCGCGGTTCTTTCCTTCAAGACCATCAGTGGTTTGCCACTTCTTGATCTTGCCACCACCAAAGTCAGTGTCGGTGTCGCTGGTTGCAACAACCTCATACTGCTCGGATACCTCGTCCTCATCTTCATCGGACTCTTCATCCTCATCGATGAGTTCTTCATCGTCGTCAAAGTCCTCTTCCTCTTCGGAGATTTCTTCTTCGTCGGCTTCTAGTTCGTCCTCATCATCGACAAACTCATCCTCATCAACTTCTTCTTCGTTGACGAGAGTGGTGTCTTCAAGGATCTCTTCTTCTTCGAAAAACTCTTCTGGCTGTGGCATTAGAATCTCCTTTATCTTCCCATATGTATAAAAGTTAAAGTTTGGAAATGAAGTCCTTGAAGACTTCAAACTTTGCTTCTTCTAGTTTTCTTGAACTTGCCTTCTTGATGGTGTTCTTGTAGGAAGCAATGTGCCTCTCAGCAAGAACTCCATTGTTCCATACCCATTCCTTGCCTTCCATGATGCCATTTACAAAGGCATTTGGGGCTGAGGGATCGGCTACGATATCTACGGTGGCAAGGCTGAAATCGTCCTGCACTTCGTTGATTCCATTGACTTGCTTCAAGGAACCCATGCCACGGGATGATACGCCAAGGCGAACACCCTCATCGATTAGGTTCTGAACGATCTTTCCGTATGGGGTATCAAGAATCTTTGCTTTGCCATAGACAGTGGTTCCATCCATCTTCATTTCCTTGATGATGTGAGAAGTCCTGTCGAGGTTGATACCTGGTCCTTCGGGGTGTCCAAGTTCGCCAAGAGAACGGCTAGTCTTGATGTACTTGTCATTGTATCTACCGACTTCACGCTCCATGATGGGCTTGCGGTAGATTCTGCCGTTGTTGTTAACTTTTTCGGACTCCATGAAGATGCCACGAATGAAGTAGTTCTTCTTTCCTCCACCTGCGTCCTCAGAGAGGGTCTGAATGTTGTCTTCAGTATGTTCGGTGATCAGTAGCATCTTTGGCTCCTTTAGCGGTACATGCCCTTGTTCTTGGTCTTTGCTGCTTGTGCGGGAGTCAAGTTGCCAGACTTGACGGCTGCATTGATGCGGGAACCAAGGACTTCATCCTTGGGAGTCTCCACCGTGCCATCCTTGTCATAGTCCTTGCTAACCTTCTTCTTTGGCTTGGTTGGCAATGTGCCACCGCTATAGCGATTGGCAGACATCTGACCTTCATTCATTTCCTCGCAGTCATCGCAACCAAATAGATTTGCACCGACTTCCTGCTTGGCATCTTCAAGTTTATCCGTGACAGCCATATAGATCAGGTTGTTTGTTATTTCCTTGGCACTGACGAAATCCTCGTCAATTATGGACTTGATAAGATCGTGTGATGGACTCATATGGTTCTCTCCAATTGATTTAGATATTTAGGATTTCTTCTTCTCTGACTTCTGTGGCTTCTTTTCCTCGGGTGGAGCCATCTGTGCTTGCATCTGCATCTGCTGCATCTGCTGCTGCATCTGAATGTCACCCGTCATTTGCTGAGTAGTTGCCTGAGTTGTGACTGCTGTTGGAACATTAGACTGAGGATTTGCTTGCATTTCCATTGCAATCTCGTTCTCAACATCCGCAATTTCCTCATCGGTCATGCGAAGAATGACCTTCTGAATGTATCTCTTGGAGAAATACTTTCCGATATGAGCATCGGCAGAGGTGGCAAGATTCAACCTATTGGTCATGATCTCGTTTTCCTTTGCCTCAGTGAAGTATGAGTCCTTGCGGAAATTGAACTTGATGTGGGGATACAGATATTCCCAATCGTCCTTTGTCATGACTCCCTTGAGAATCAACTGAGTCTTCAGAAGTTCGCGGAAAAGTTCGGAGAACTTCTTGCGTAGACGCTCAATGAATCTGAAGAACTTCAGTTCATCGCGAGTGATCTCTGCCTGTCTGCCCATGTTGAAGCCGTTCTGATCGGTCTCAAGGCGAGAGAAAGGAACATTGAGGGACTTGTAAAGTTTCTTCTGAAAGTACAGAACATCGTCCATCTGCCCAAGGTTCTGACCACCTGGCAGTGTGGTGATCTCAGTTCCCTTGCCACCTTCGCGGCGAGGAAGCCAGAAGTCCTCAAGCATCGTCATGTGCCTACGCTCATCCTTCAGTTCACCTGTGGATGCATCATAGACCAACTTGTTGCGATAGCGGTTCATGATCTCCTTAAGGTACTGCTCTGCCTTTGCCTTCGGGAGATTTCCGACATCGATGTAGAAGACTCTGCGCTCGGGCGCGCGAGAGAGACGATAGATGACAAGGGCATCCTCGACCATCTTCAACTGATTCATTGGCTTTAGAGCCTTATGAATGTATGAGAGAACTCTCTTCTTGCCAGCATCGAACAGCCCACTGTGGATATAGCAGATTGAATCTGTGGCTATCTTCACTCCCTTGAGAGGTGTGGCAGGGGTATATGCCGCAGTCGATGTGATTGTTTCCTCGCGCTCATTGTAGATGAAGAACTCGTCTACGCCTGCAACGACATCTGCATTCGTCTTCTTGTCCTTCTTCTTGACTACATTTCGCACCTTGCGAATGTTCGTGGCTTCGATTGGACGCAACTCCACAAGACCATTGTTCGGATTGTCCTTGTCTACGATCTTATGATAGTAGAGTCTTCCATCAATGTACCACTTGCGAAATATCTCATAACCCTTGTCTTGGAACTTCAGAAGCCGCAGGATTTCATCGAACTCTCCTTCGATCTTTTCCTTGATCTTGGGAGAGATGCGCTTTTGATCGATGTCTATCTCAACAGGTCGATTTGTGTCATCATAGACGATTGCTTCATCACAGATATCCGCGATTGCCATCTCCACCTCGGGGTAGAGTGCCATCTCGCGGTATTTGCGAATCATATCGCTGGTAGCCTTGATGCCACCATCGAAATCCATGTATGAACTGAAGTAGACTCCCGATGCAACGGGTAAAGCCCCATCATCATAGGCAGGAGGGGCAAATGAGGCATTTGCCGTCAAATCCTCCTGCTTCTCTGTCGGGGCTACCTTGCCAGCACGGCTTATAGAATAACCAAAAAGTTCAAGTGCCATACATCTCTCCGATAAAAGTCATCAACCACCAGGAGTAAGTTGCGTAAGTGTTGGGAGCGGCGTTGCGTCAGGCGTACCAGTATTCGATGTGAAGTACGAGTATGAAAGAGTGACTGAGAACTCCTCAATCTGATCCGTTGCATCGTAACTTAGATCGATTGGCGAGATGTCCGTTGGGAAGCATCCGACAAGGGTATATGCCTTGACAGGCTTTCCTGTTCTGTCGAGTTGATTGACAGTCCAATCGCAGAAGATTGGCTGCGAGAAGTTCACGAACTCGTTTGCGGCGACATTTCTCTGCATGGACTGAATACCATCGACCCAAAGTTCAAACAGAGTTCTCAACTGGAACTTGTTGTCATTGTAGATCGATATCGTCCAATCGGAGAATACGCGGTCTCCAGGAACCTTGAGCCTACGACCACGATAAGGAACTTCGATGGTTCCCAAAGCGGTTCCTGGCAAGGATGCTGCCCGTACAAGGAATGGAGTCAGTGGGCTTTCGGTTCCACCGATTCTTCCTTGAACCTCAAACAGCGTTGGCTTAACTCCTGCTCCAGTGAATGAGTTGGCGAAATTTCTGATGTTCATCCTAGTGTCTCCCTCTTACCCTATTTATTCGATTGTTGTTAGATTTTGATCGGATCTTGTGGCAATGAAGTTCAACTGAATGAAGTTGATGGACTTCAATGGCTTGATGTAGATGTCCGCAACGAATTGATTTGCATCTCTTACAGCAGCGGTGTTGTTTGTTTCATCACATACAACCTTGAAGTCCGCGATAGCCCTTCTACCCGCAAGGCTTGCAAGGAATGGTCCTACAAGATTGCGGAACTGCGAGCGCGTGAACTCATCATTGAACTCAAAGAGTGAATACTTGGCAGACCTTGCTATTGCCTTCTCTATGGCAATGAAGACCCTGCGTACATTGATGCGGTCGAATGCACTTGGCTTGGAAAGCAATGTCTTGTCTCCAAGAAGAACATTTCCGCCGCCATCATTGAAGTTCACGAAGAAGTTGATCTGATTCTTATAGAGTTCATCGCGATCAGCCTTTGTGAAGTTGGTCTCAAGCCTGAGAGCATTCTTGAGATTGCCTCTTGCAAATCCTGCGGGAGACTCCCAATACTGCTCTTGACCACACATTATTCCCGCCACATCCGATGCAAGGGACATTCTCCTGATCTGTGCATTGAATGCATCAAAGTAGAGTTTTCTTCCTGCCACAAGAACTGTATAGGAGTTTGATGGCAACTGTAGACCACTCTTGCGGTAGTTGATTGCATTGTTTGCGATATAAGATGATTGCTTGCTTGATGATGCAAGAGGTGGAGTTGGGATCACCAGTATGGTGTCCTTTCTTGGCTGTATTACCGTGTCATAGATCAATTGCTCTACGGTGGTCAAGTCTCCGCTCTGATCATCGGTTACGCTTGACTCAGGCAAGAATAGAACATCAGCGGCATCATCATCATTGAGGAAGATTGAGTATCCATCTGCAAGTTCCTCAGCAGAGACTGCATTGACACTCGACTCTCCATAATCAAATGATGTATCATAGAAGCCAGTGCGGTTATATGTTACGCCTTCGAAACTATATCTTGTATAGATGTCTCCAAATGCCGTGGTTGCAGGTGAATCATAGTTTCCACCACCAGTGAAACCAAATGGCTTAGTCATGTAGACATAACGAGAGTTCTGATTGATATAGTCCTTGTAGTAGATCGGCTGACCATCAAGGTTCTTTGCATCGACTGCCTTTGACAGCAGTTCGAACTTCTCAAGGATTCCTCCTCTTGGTCCAAACTTTCCACCAAAGTCAACGACTGCAATGCTGATCTCATCATTGCTTCCGCCAACTGCCTCTGCGTACCTTGAGGTTCCTGGCATCTTGTCAAAGATGCGAGTTGATTCGTATGACTCTTCGAATGTGGTTGTGGAGGTTCCTTGGAAATCTCCAAGTTGAACTATTCCATTTCCAAAGTTTCTTCGGATGCCTGTTAGACCGCCTTCAGAATCAAAGTTAATCGCAGCGGTTCCAAGCATACCAGAATCATCTTTAGTCCTGACTATTCTTGTGCCTGTGATTCCGATGAGATTAGACCAACCAAGACCATTTCCAGCAGCGACAGCATCAATCAGATTTCCGACCCCACTCCATACATTCGTATATTGCCACAGTCTTCGACCAGCATCATATTCTGGTGCTAAAGCAAATGGTTTACCGTATATGGTTGAATCAACATTGTTTGATTGTGTAGAAAATATACTTTTTCCCACAGAATCTAGTGTGCCGAAATTTGTTGGGAAATTTGGAAGCGCCTCTGCTGGTGAATTAAGCGGAGCAGCAGTCCAAATCGTTTGTACACCA